GCCTTATAGTAGTCATTGGGTTGGGCAGCCGCCGCGGCAATGGTCAGCACCAGGCCGGCGGCAGCCGAGACGGTAGCCGGGATCTTCCAATCGTCGAGGTTGAGGTTGCAGCCCGAGAAATAGAGCGCGTGCCGGCAGGTTCGCATGTAGCGGGCGCGGCAGCCCGGCCGGCGCATCGATGTCGAGGCGAGCTCGACCGTGACCTTGATATTCAGCTTGCTGTCGGTCGTGTCGACGACGCGGCCTTTCCAGAACACCTCCAGCTCGCCGTCCGGGTCGGTATGGTGGCCGCGCCAGATCGTCACCGTGGTGACCTCGCTGGCCGGCTTCAGCAGCGTCCGCGCATAGGCGTCCGACAGCGGGAAGGTGATGTCGACCGAGTTCCGCTCGATATTGCCGGTCTGCTCGATCTCGGTGTGAGCGATCGACGATTTGTACCACTTCTGGGGCGTCCCGGTTTCCTCGGGATCGGCCAGCTTCGTGTCGGCGTCGTTCGTGAAGCGCTTTTTGGTGACGCCGTTGTTGAACAGGTAGAGGAAATACGGCTCGCCGTCGTCGACAGAGTTTTCTGGGGTGGCGTAGGTCACGACGGCACCTCCATGACCGGCACGGCGACGGTGGCGACGAGCGGCGCCGTCTTGCCAGAAGCGACGAAGTTGAAGGTAACGGCGTCGCTGTCCAGGCGGACCTTGCTGAGGTAGCAGAACCACAGGATCTGCGAGCTGCTCACCGCGGCGCCGAGGCTGGTGTTCAACGTCACCTGGTCAGTGTCGCCGACGCGGGCCGCTGCCACGATCTGGCGGAAGTAGCGGGTGCCGTTCTTCAGCTCGATCATCACGTGACGGCCGAGATAGCCCGCCGGCAGCGCGGCGCGCTTGACGGTGATGACCGTGTCGGCCGCGCCGATCGGCACCATGAGCTTCAGGTCGGAGTTGAAGCTCGGCAGCCAGAACGGCTTCTGCTTGCCCTTGCGAGCGTGCAGCCAGACGCGCCGTCGCCAGACGGCAGCCGCACCCTCCTCCAGGAAGGCGATGCTCTGGCCATAATCGACATATTCGCGTTGGCGCTCGAGCGCCACCAGGCCGGAGCCGTTGTCCTGGTACTCTCCGGCCTGGACGATGTTCTCGGAGATGTCGGAGACGCGCGCGGTCGGCTCGGTGAGCACGTCGATCGACTGGTATTGCGGATAGCCGGCGTCGCCTTCCAGCCTGACGTTGTCCTCGACCTGGAAGCGCGCGGTGACGTCGGTCACCAGCTTGCCGCGGCTGATGCTGAAGCCTTCGACGGTGCGCGCGACGCGGACCGGGACGATGGTCGGCGTGGTGAAGTCGGCGCCGATCGGCGCGAGCAGCGTGACCTTGTCGACTGCGACGGCGGTGATGAGCGACAGCGCGTAAGTGTCCTCGCTCTGCCAGACGATCAGCCGGCCGCCGACGCGCCAGTCGCCGGCGGTCGTGTCGATCGAGATCTCGGTGTCGGCGCCGGCGACGTCGCCGGCGAGGCGGATGCCTTCCCACCAGATTGGAACGCAGACTTGGGTGCCGGCGCGCCGCCAGGCGAAGTCCTTGGCCTGGCTGAACTGCGCCGGGTCGAGCTTGACCGTGTAGCGCGGGTTTTGCCGCGGCGCCTTGCGCAGCGCCAGGCGCTGTTCCTCGGTGTAGGACGACAGGATCTCGGACAGGTCTTCGATCGTGTCGCTGGCGCCGACCAGCGGCCGGAACGGCCAGGGCTCATAGAGGATGACCATCTCCGGCGAATCGAGATCCGGCGCGCCGGCATCGAGGTTGCCGGTGGACAGGTGGTGGATCAGCCCAAGATGCAGCGAGGGCAGATCAGGCGTGCCCGCGTCGAGATTGCCGGTCGAGAGCGCGACAGTCGCCATGGATCACGCCGGGCCGGGGATGCCGATGTCGAAGGCCGGGAGCGTCCACGTGTCCCCGTTGTTGACGGCGAGCACCGCGTCGAGCGCCTTGGCGGCCAGCAGCCGCAGATTGACCGTGTCGACCAAGGCCCAATGCGACGCGTTGCCGTTGGCGCTCACGGCTCCATCGGTGATCGCCGAGACCGTCACCTTGCGGCCCGAGGGCGACCGGTCGGCCGGCACGCTGACGGTCGGGGTGTTCTTGGTGCCCAGCGAAGCCGTGAGCGTGGCGGCATAGTCGGCGGGTTCCGACGAGCAGACGTGCAGCCGATTGCCGTGGTCCTTCAGATACTGGACGCCGTTGTCGAGGACGAGCGGGTTCAAATAGGACACGTCAAAATCCCCCCGGAGGCCGGTGTAACTCTTGCTCCAGGCCGTTCGACTCCTGGGCGGTTTTCTGTTGAGATGAGCGAAAGAGGAGACTCACGACGATGGACGACCAATCTCAAAATGAAGCCGCACGCTCCGCTATTGAGGATAGGACTGACGCCTTCATCCGCTCGCTGGCTGAGTACGCCAATGGCGCAGGGCTTGGCGTCGGCATAACCGTCCTCTCCCACGGCATGCTTGTCAGCGGCATCACCATGTCGAACGTCGATTTCTTTAAGCAGGCCAAAGACAAATGGAGCGAGGCGACGCCTCTCAATGGCGCGTCTGAAGTCGCCGAGGATGCCAAAAAATTGCTCCTCGGCCACGCGGACAACATGATGCAGCTGATGCGGGATTTTAATGCCAAGGGTCGCGACCAGGACCCTCCGGATTTCGATTTGCCGGTGTACCTGCATCTGCAGGACGCCCGCATCATGGCTCCGGGCCAGCCGTCTATTAAGGTCGATTATTGGCGCTGCCGAATCGATCAGATCTCGGGCTTCACACTTGGCCAGATCACAGACTGACATCAGTTGCCTCCGTTTCGGCGGTTTACGACGGCCACGGTCTGGTGGCCGTCGTCAGACATCAGCCAGCGCTTGATGTCACTGCCATCGTTCACGTTGACGATCGTGGGACTGAACCGCATCTTGTCGGCGATTTCGGAGACAATTCCCCTGATCATCTCGCGCGTCGCGCCGCCGCCGGAGCCGGCGCCGCCGCCGTTACCGTTGGCTGCCCTGGGCGCGCGCAGCGGCTGGTGATTGACCACGCCGAGCCGGCCGTCCGGGCCGCGCCGCAGCGGCATGATGGCTTCCTCGCCATCCTCGCCCAGGACGCCGGTGCGGCCGGCTGACATCGGGAAATAGGTCGGCGTCGAAAACACGTCGCCGCGCGCGAAGGGCACGACATTGCCGCGGTTGAAGGCGGCGCCATTGGCATAGAGGCCGATGAAGCCGCCGGGATTTGCAGACAGGAAGCTGAAAGCTGCCGATCCGGAGAAGGCTGGATTGAGCCCGCCGCCGCCACCAAACAGGCTGCCGAAGATGTTACCGAGGAATCCGAACGGGCTTCCACCACCGCCGCCAGGCGCCGCCGGGAACTGATTGAGCATGCTGCCGAGCTTGCCGGCGCCGCTGCCGAAGACGTCCAGGCCCTTGGCGGCCGCGCCGGTCGAAGAGACCAGGCTGGAAAGAGCGCTGGTCGAAGCACCGCCGAGGCTGCCGACGGCGCTGGCCGCGCTCGTCGCGCTGCTCCCCAGCTTGTCCAGCGCGGCGGCTCCGACACTGTTGGCCCCTGGGAACAGCGCGCGCTGTGCCGAGGTCAGGCCGTTCGCCCACGATCCGCCTCCCATGCCCAGGCGTCCGCCGCCGAGATCGAAATGCATCTCGTCCATGGCGCCGTATTTGCCGCGACCACCGCCGAAGTAGCCGCCCCAGCGGAACTGGTCGGCGAGCTCGGGGTACTTGTCCATCTGCACCCGGCGGGCGAGCTGGGCGAACTGCTCATAGGTACCGAAGGAGCCGGCGTTCTGATAGTTGCCGAGGGCTTTGCCGGTGAGGAGGTCGGTGAGCCTGACGTCCGTCGCCAGGCCCTGGCCATGGAAGCGCGGATCTCCGAGGCGGAAGCCGGAGAAAGCGTCGACCTTGAAACCCGCGAACTGCTTGGCGGCTGTGTTGAGGATGTCGGTCAGCCGGGGATCGACACCGGACTTGTAGTTGCCGACGAAGCCCAGCGCCTGGCCGACGATCGACGATGTGGTTGCGGAATCGACGTTGGCGCCGAGCGGAGAGCCGAGCCCGGACAGAAGCTTTGCCGCCGTAGCCGCGGTGTTCGGGCCGGCGACCGTATTGGAAGCGGCGGGCGTGCCCCCGAACAGGCTCTTGAGCCAGCCGAAGAAGCCGCCATTGTCGTTGGCGGCACCGGGCACGCCTGGCAATCCTGGCACGCCGAGCGGCGAACCGTTGATGAAGACGGAGGCGGCCTGGACCTGCATGGAGGCCACGGCCTTCTGCGCGCCGAGCATCTGGCCGAGCACGCCGCCGAATCCGCCGCCCTTGCCGCTCCAGGCGCCGGGGAAGATCCCGAGATCACCGATGGTGTTGAAGTTGGACCCGGTCATCCAGTTCTTCAGCGGATTGGTCAGCGACATGTCGAAGATGGTCTTGGCGAATTGAGAGCCAGCCTTTTTCAGCGCTTCGCCGATCGAGCCGCCGCTGAAGAGAGCGTCACTGACGCTGTCGAACCCATCGTTGACGGTGTTGAAGATGTCTTCCCAGGCCGCCTTGGTCGTCTTGAGCTGCTCGTTGTAGCGGATCTGCTGGGCGATCATGGAGTTCGGGTCGTACTCCAGCCCGGCGTTCTTCATGGTCGAGGCGACGGTCTGCTCGGTCTCCGAACGGAACATCTGCTGGCGCTCGAACAGGAGATCTTGCGCGAGTTGGGCCTTCGCAATCGCTTCGTTATTGGCGGATCGTGCGGCAGTATTCTTGCGCAGTTCCTCCGCCTCTTCTCCGTACAACGGTATTCCCGATTGCCGGATATATTGCTCGGTTTTAAGGGCATCGATCGCGCGCTGGCGAGCCAGGGCGCCTGCCCCCACCAGCCTCAGCTCGGCCTGCTGCAATTCGAGATCATCCTGCTCGCCCTTGAGACGCGACCGCGCCTCCTGGAGGGCGATCAGCTTGCCGTACTCGACGGCCTTGGCGTGGATGCTGGCGATCTCGGCCTGGTCGACCTCGACGCCATTGCGGGCGGCCTCTTCGCGCACCTGGGCGAGACGCTCGTTTTCGAATCGGAGCGCCTCGGTCTCGGCCGTCGACTTTCCGATCAGCGAAACGTCGAGCTGGGCGCTCGCGATCGTCTGGTCAAGCGACCGCATGCGCTCTTGCTGCGCCACGGTCAGCTGGTGCTCGGAGTCGATCAGCGCCTTCTTGCCGGCGAGCTCGATGCGCTGCGCCCGCGCCGCCGGCGTCTCGTCGTTGTTATACGTCGCGGTTGCGGCAGCACGGGCAGCCGCTGCACGTTCCTGCGGTGAGCGCGCGTTGATGCCGAGCACCTCAGCGTCGAAACTCTGCTGGGCTCGGTGCCGCGCTATCGCCTGTTGCGTTTCGAACGCCGACAGGCTGCCCATGTCGGCCCGGTTCGATGTGCCACGCGAGAGAAGAAACCCGTTCGGCCCGACATCGTCGAACAGTCGCTTCCTGATGATCTCCAGTTCGAGGAGAGCTTTTGCTGCCCCATCCGCGTCTTTCGTGAGCTCCATGAGCTTGCCGGCCGCCACAGTGACGGCATCGTCATTTGGCTTCGTTGCCCAGCGATCCTCCACCATCTTGCGGAAGCCGAGGATATCCGGCTGTCCATCCCGCGCTGTCTTGCGCAGATGTTCGATGGCCCCCTCGAAAAAACTGAACTGGGAATTGACGATCTGAGCGGGGCCGAATTGGTTGCCGGAAGCACCGGAGCCCCGCTCGATCAGAATCTGAGAAAGCGCATCGCGGTTCGCCTGGGCGATCGAGAGTTTGAGCCCGTTGATGGTGTTCGAAGATGCGATGCCGAAGCTGTTCTGGTTGGCGGCGCTGAACACGCCCTTGCTCTTTGCCGCCACATCACCATACGCGTTGCCGAGATCCTTGAGCGTCTCCTCGTGCTGTTTCATCAACTCGTCGAGGGACTTCGCCTTCTCCCGCGTCAGCACGTAGAAGGCGAGCGCGGCGGCACCAGCGACACCAAACCCTGCCGCAATCATGCCCACGGTACCGAGGAAGCCGGCAGTGGCGGTGGCAGCGGCGGCCATGCTTCCCTTTATGGCGCTGAGAGATCCAGAGACGCCTCCTTCGCCCATCTGCAGCGTCTGGAGGATCTGACCGCCTTGCGACGCGGCGATCTGGCTGAGCGGCGCGCCCATCATCGCCATGGTGACGACGTCATTGGCCTGGTAGCCGAGGCCCTGGAGCTGCGGCCCTGACAGGCGGGGATTATTGCTGTTGGCTGCCGTCTGCCGGCTCTTGATCGCCGCTATGCTGGCAAGGGTCGCCTGCCGCTGCCGGCCGATCGCCGCCGTCATCTCGTCGGACGATATCGCCCCCAGGCGCTCGGCCTCACGGGCCTCCATCACCGCCGTCTTGTATTGAGCAATCGCCGCATAGACCGGGTTGAAGCGAGCGCGCAGCGCATCGAGCTGCTGGCCGTAGGCTTCGATATCAGCGCCCCGGTCGGGGACGATCGTCACCCGGTTGACCATCGCCTGCGCGGCGTTCTTCTGTGCCGCGGCCACGCCATTGAGCGCGCTGATCTGGCCGTTCAGCGCGGCCGTCTCCCTCAGCCGGGCATCGATGGCCAGGGAAGCCGAAATCGCTCCCGTCCGCTCGGCCTGGTTGATGGCCTCGATCGCAGCCTGGTATTTCTGCTGCGCCGCAAAGAGCGGATCGTAGCGAGCCTTGAGCCGGTCGAGCGCGGCTCCGTAGGCCGCGATATCGGCCGCCCGCTTCTGGTAGGAGGCTTCACCGGTCGGCTGCGCGGCTGCGAACATCGACTGGATTGAGGTCTGCAGGCGGCGCTGGGCGGCTTCCTGCGCGGTCGCCGCCTCCGTTGCGCGTCGGGCCGAGGCGACGACCTGGTCGTTGGCCGCAGCCATCGCGGTCGAGGCGCTCACCGCCTCGGCGCGGAGAGATCCGATCGCGCCCTTGGTCTGCTGGGTAGCGTCTTTGGCGCCTGAGGCGTTGCCGGAGACGACGAGGGCGAGGTTCAGCGACATCAGTCCATCTCGCCCATGGCTTTCAGCGCGGAGTTCTCCATCACCTGGATGTCATCGAAGATCCGCTGTTGCTCGACGCGATTGCGCCGTTCGTAGACCGGCCGCGCGGACTGGTAGTCGATGCCGAGCCAGATCAGCCGGCTGCCTTCGCCGACCGCAACCGCCACGGCGCGCCATTGCGTCTCGCATCGCAGGAAGGTCATCACCGATTGCCAGTTGATCCGCCACACTTCGATCTTCTCTTCGTCCTCGTCCACTTCGACATCGACGCCAAGCTTCGCGAACTGCTGGGCGAGATCGGCGTCGACCTTGGTGGGAACTCTCGGATCGAGACGGCCGGCGCGGGCGAACGCCCACTCCCGCGCGACCGCCTTCAGTTTCCCTTTCGGGCCTCGTCGGGCGCGAGCGACTTGGCGTAGGCCTTGTAGAGGCCGCGGCTGAACCAGGAGAACTGCAAATTGGCTCGCAATGCCGCCTCGCTGAAGGGCACGTCTTCCTCTTTGCCGTCGACCTCGTCGGTCACGTCGCGCCAATCCTTGCAGACGCGCATCAACTCCTCGTGCTGGCGCTTTCTCTGCTCGTCGAGCGGCAGCGCCGCGATCTCCTTGAGCATGGCCTCGCCTTCGTCCGCCGGCATGGCCTGAAACTTCATCGTGAAGGACTGGGTGATGATTTTGCCCGGCTTCTCGGGATCGGGCATTTCGACGGTAACGGGCCACCAGTAGGTGTATTCGTCGATCATCTTGAACTTCATTTTAAGGGCCTTTCAAAAGGGGCTTTTAGGGGGCGTTGAAAGAGAGGGCGGCTGGCTTCGCGGGGTCAGCCGACGAAGTCGCCGAGGGTCTCGAACTTGAATTCGCAATGCTGCTGCCTGGCCTTGCCGTTCTCGTTCCATGCGCTGCCCTGGGCAGTGATGCGAACGACCTTGTCTTCGCTGAACGACTTGCAGAGCGTCTCGGCGATCTCGCCCAACTGGTTCTTGGCGGCTTCCTCGTCGCTGCCCTTGGGCGCACCTGCCGCATCGACGAACGATTGCTTGATCACCTCGGCCAGTTTCGAGGCTCGGCCCGCCTTGTTTAACGACCACGACATGAGGTCCAATCTCCTTGTTGACACTTCGATCAGAGGCGGCAGCCGATGCCGCCGCTCCTTACTTCACAGTGATCTTCAGCTCGTCGTCGCCGCTGTCCGTGCAGAGCATCAGCGGCACCGAATAGTTGATGATCTTCTGGGTCTGGCCTTCGGTCGGCCGACCAAGCTCGACCGCCGGCGCATCGAACTTGACGATGTTGCCGGCGACGGTGCCTTGCTGGACGGCCAGCGCACCGCGCGTCCTGGCCTGGGCGATCCCGAACACGTCGAGCGTGGCAAGCGAGCGCGCCTCGATGACGGCGGTGCCGCTCGGGTTGCGGTCGACCAGCTGGATGTTCTCGTCGCCGATCAGGAAGCGCGGCTCCACCTGGTTGGCGAGATCCAGCGCCAGGCTCTCGGCCACCGAGGACCAGCCGTGCAGCGTCATCGTGGTGTTGGCCTTGGAGACCGGAACCGGCTTCTGGAATCCGGTCAGGTCGACGGTCGGCAGGGCCGTGTCCGCGATCGTGCCCAGCAGGCCGCTGAAGTTGAAGGTGAAGCGCGGGATCTGTTTCGGCACTAGGTTGATGCTGACGCTGCCGCGCGCGCCGAGCAGGATGTGGTTCACGCCGTCATGGTTGAAGAAGAGCGTGGCGGACTCGAAGCCGGAGGAGACCGGCTCGTACTGGACGTCGGTGGCGGCCGTGATGGTCTCGGCCAGGCCGCAGGCACGCAAGAGCGCACCGTATTTCGGGACGTCGCCGGCGGCACCGGCGCCGGCGATTTCGACCTCGCCCTGCAGCTGGGCATAGGTGCCGGTGAGGATGACGCCCTGCTGGCCGAGATAGGGCAACAGCAGGTCACGCGAGACCTGGTCGCCGGCCAACGGCGTGATCGTCGCGTTCGTCATCTGGATGGCGTTGGCCGCTCCGGTCGGCGCCGCGCTCACGCCATAGGTGGTTTCGATCTTCGCCAGGACGGCGAGCTTTCGGTAAAAACGAGGAGCCATGGCTTACTTGCCCTTCTTCAGCGGCGAGGCCGTCGGATCGGCCGAGGTCTGTCCAGTCTCGGGCTGCGCAGCCGAGGACTCCGCCTCGGGCTGAGCGGCCGTCGCATCGGCGGTTGCGTTGAGGTCGGTGAAGTCGCCCTGGCGGGTGAGCTTGCCGTCCGGTGTCGAGCGGATATGCCGGCCAGCTGGCCGCGGCTCGTAGGGTTTCATGCTTGCTCCTCTTGGTAGTAGGCCGCGCCGAACAGCTCGCGCTGCCAGACGACGCCCGATTTCATGCGCAGAAGTTTGCCCTCGATGTGCGTGACCGGTTCGCCGTCCTGGCTGCTGGTCGGGACGTAGCCGACGAGCTTGCGGCGCACCTTTTCCTTCAGGGTCTCGATGTCGGCGGCTGCCGCACCGCCCGAGTTGTCGGCGACGTTGCGCGTGACGATGACGACGGCGATGTCGGCCTCGGTGCGCTGCAGAACCGCGCCGGTCATGCGCTCATTTTCGCCGCTGACCTCTTGCTCGGTGATGACATAGGCGGCCGGCATCGCCTTGGGCTCACCCGACAGAGCAGCGTACGCTGCCGCGCCGTCGACCAAGCGGAACACCGGCGGGTCGATCGCGGTCAGCAGCTGCTGGATCTCGGCGTTGATGCTCACGGGCTGGCTCCATCGGCTTCCGCCCGGAACGCGTCTTCCACGATCTCGCGGATCTCGGCTTCGTCCTCGTCGTCGAGATAGAGGTAAGGCCGGGCCGGGATGGTGATGGTGTGGGCGCCGATGTTGACGCGCATCGTCTCCTTGCGCTTCGCCGAGGCCTTGACGAAGCGCTTGCCGCGGTTGGTCCGGCCGAGGTGGATGTCCTGTTCGCGCGCCGGGATCTTCACCTCGCCGCCGAGCTGGTGGATGGCGCCGTAGATCAGATTGGTGCCGACCGCCGCTTCGGTCTCGGAGGACTCGCCGGTGATCGAGCTGTAAAGCCGGGTCGTGTCCCGCAGGATGTGGTCCGTGCCGCGCCGCCGGCGGCCGATGCGCCTGGCCGCGGTGCGCGGGCTGAGTGGCTTCCACTTTCCGTCAGGGCCGGTCTCGGTCTCGAAATGGCGCTGGGTCCGCGACACCAGGAAGGTGGCGATCGACGCCATGATGGACGCGGGGCTCTCGGCCAGGCGCTCGATGCGGTCGTGG